CCCATTTTCCTGATGATCGCCGGCACTGACATGTCACCAACCATGACATTATCATAGCTGCGCTGGGCGTGCTTTAACTTACGTCCTACTAGCTTCTTCAGTTCAACGCCAAACTGCACTTGCGTTGGAATGTTACGTACGCTGCGATCGCGCAGATCGATCAACATTGCGTTGTAGAGTGCCACCCCACTGACGATTGCCGGCCAGTCTTCTCTGATAGCGGGGTCAACACCAATCGACGCCCACGCCAAATAATCAGGCAGCAACACGCCACTACACAAAGTGCCATGCCACCATTCCTCGAGCGGTGACAGGTTGATGTCTTTCAATTCAGACAGCGCCTCGTTCTTGATATTGACGCGTGGAATTAATGGGTCGTAAGCAAAATCTAAAAAGAACTGAAATAGTCGTGCTGGTCCGCCTGCGCCCATTTCGGCCAACACTTGCTGACACAGTTCATTGTCCGGTTCACGGTCGCCCATGTTGATGACAGTGTGGCGTCGGTCGCCGGCTTCTGCTGGTGCCGCACGTGTCTCGTTTGACGTCAGCGCTAGCCGCAGGAAGTTGCGCACCGGGAATGCATCGACTCCCTTTCGCTCAATGATGCGATAGTCATCGGTAATCATTGACTTGATCTTGCCGCGATGTCTGATGTCACCACCCCACATCGCCTCGTCGCCATGCAGCAACAGCGTGTTGGCCAGATGTGCGTTGAAATTACCATGTAAATGACGCTCGTCAGTGACCGGAGTGTAACCTTTTCCCAGTATCTTACCAAAATATAAAAACAGCAGCGATTTGCCGACGCCTTGCCGCCCAACGATAGCGAGCGCAGTAAGCGGCTTCTTTTGTGGCTCACGCACGATATTGGCGAACCAGTTAAGACACCACGTGTTAAGCTGTTCGTCTCCTCCGCAGATTACGTCTTTCAACAATTTAAGCCATGCCTCACATCTTCCCTCTTTCGATGGCTCGACTGCCCAGCCGGTCCACAGGTTAAGGACGCCGGCATCTTCTTCACCCGGCAGGAAATCGACGCGATCATAGACGCGTCGGCGTGAGTTACCAAGCCACAGCTTTCCTTTCGATACTGGCTTGTTGTCAATCATAGTATAATCAGTCGCGGTCCAGTTTAAAAAATCTTCCTTAGCCATGAATACCGGCTGTTCAGTCGGCGGCACGTCCAGACTGGCTATCCTGAACTTGTTGCCAATCGTCACTATTGCATAGCGCTCGTTGTATTCATTCAACAGGTTGATGGTCGGTGAGCCGGCCAGCTCCAGTATCTGGTCGGTCAGCTGGTCATTCTTGAGTGCCTTGCGCAGTGCTCCCGATCCTTGGGTCTTTTTTCCATCAGCAGCCCGCTTATAGGTGTTACGCACCGTCATCATACGTGAACGATCACGATCCCCATCGAACTCCATCAACGCCCTGATGAAAGCCTCAGTTTCCTCCAATGGCCATTCCAGATAGTAAAATGTACCGGTCAGATAGAGCGTCGGAGCGTTATGATTGCCGGCACCCCATACGTAGCGTACGATCAAAGTTGCCAATGCCACCTTGCGCACGGCTTTCATCAATTCATCGGCGTCTACTTCCGGTACTTCTGGATCATTACCAAACTCCCACACGATCTGCTCACCGGTGTCTTCGTGAAGCGAGCCGGGAAACACGGTCTGCTGCGCACCTTCACCACCTCTGGCCTCCACGATGGTGCGATCGATCTTCTTATCCTTGATCGGAGTGTGCTTGAATTCATTGACGTTGACGCGATACAGATAGTGCGATTTCGGCTTCGACTTGCGCCCAAATACCGCAGTCGTCTTTGGCAAAAAATAAGGTGCAAAATGGATCGCTTCGGTGCAATCCAGATCGATATCGACCGGGCCGGGTGGTCCAGTGACGCAACCGACGCCGTAGTTATGAACGGTCCAAAAATCGTCGCTGGGCGGTTTGTAATCAGGCGCCGCGTAATCACGGATCGCGGCAGATTTCGACTGGAAATGCAGCGGGACAGGTTTGAATTTGTTCTTGCGCAGCCATTGCAGCGTGCGGAACACTTCGAGCGATGATGGTTCGCTCGCACTCTTTCGCGTCATTCAACCCCCAAATATAGACAATCATGCGACTTGCCTTTGTCGCCGCATTTCGCGGAAATGGTCAATTCGCTTCTGTTCTCGCTTGCGCATACATTCCACGCAGACGCTGTTGAGCGTGATGCGCGGAGATATGTGACCGTGAACGCACGGCTTGCCGGTAAAATACCGGTTGATGCCGAGCCTGCTGGCGGTCGCTCGACTGGTAGGGAGTTCGTCACTCATGCCGAGTGTTCACTTCTGTGGTGGACGGGGCGCCAGTCGAGCATGGAACCAATACGTCCGTCAAGACCAAACGCATTAGCCTCTCCAGACGGGTCCTCAGGCCTACTCCCAGATATATATTAGCAGCTATGCATAGCCTTTCGATCCCGTCCTTACGGTGTCAGGAGGGCCTGCTACCATGTGGCTCTCGCACGCACTCGGCCCGCCGGCTCTTTGTTTTTTCCCGGCTCCTTCTTTTTTTAACTTCTTCTTCTTCTAGAAGTAGTAGTAGTAGTAGAAAAAATAAGCGGCGGAGGCCGAAAGACGCGGCTCAGCGGCCTTCTACTATTCGTAAACAAGCGCAGGACCAAATGGTGCGATAGCAGAGCAACACCCCCACCGGCGCGCGTGTTGTTCCTCGGGCCAATCTTGTGCGCGGCGCCGGCGCGGTGTTTTTTGTCTTCCCACATAGGGTCAGCACACAGCATGAACGAGGCAGCGGACGGAGTCACCCGTCCTGCGGGAGCTTGGAATAGCGATGGCGGAGTGCTATTTTCTGATCCAGACCAAGCCCAACAGCGAGCATTATGCTTGCAAGTTTCTCGTCAGTGACAAGTTTGAGGTCTACTTTCCGAAGGTATTAATGCGCAGGGCGCATGCCGGCAAGGTTGATATGGTGTCGCGGCCATTATTTGCGCGCTACGTGTTCGTGTGCAATGACGGCAGAGGCCCGTTCTATTTCAGGTCGGCTCCCGGCGTGGCGTGCGTGGTGAAGACGGGTGGCGTCCCGGTGCAAGTGTGTCAGACCGTAGTCGATCGTATCCGGGAACGTGAGGGTGCGGACGGGTACGTGCAGCTGGACGAACCCCCGGCAGCGCAGCCATTAAAGAACGGGGACAGGGTACGTCTTACGGGTGACCGCATGACGGGGTTTAACGCCATCTTCTCCAGAAAATTGGCACGTGAGCGGGCGTCTGTGTTCGTGGAATTGATGGGTAGGTTAACCAAGATGATCGTGTCATATGACGATCTGGTGCGTGCATGACAGCAGCGACGACTGACAGGCCATGGCTGGCGTGGTACGACAAGGCGCGCTGGATCAAGATGGCAAAGGCGCAATTGACTGAGCACCCACTGTGTGCCATGTGCCTGAAGACTGGGGCGGTCGTGCCCGCTACGATATGTGATCACATCATCCCGCATCGAGGCAATGCACGCAAGTTTTGGTATGGCGAGCTGCAATCGCTGTGCTGGTCACATCACAGCAGGGACAAAGCAAGGCTCGAGATACAAGGCTTTAGCAACGACACCGACATCAACGGTTATCCGAGCGACCCACTGCATCCTTTCAACAAGAGGAGAGGATAATTGAGCTTTTGCAACTATACGTATACAACCGCACGCCCCCGAGCTGACAAATTAGAGGCCGGGACTCGTTGCCAAGTATCAATGATGCTTTCAATGCCCGTCCGACGGGCCTTTTCACATAGGTGTTTCTGATGGCAAGCCCAACACCGCTTCCTACAAGGTTGCATGTCTTGCGCGGTAATCCAAGCAAAAAGAAAATACGGCCAGAGCTTAAGTTTCGCAAGGACGGCACGATCCCGGCGCCTCCGCGCTTTATCGGCACCGGACTGGCGCGCGAGGAGTGGCTCCGGATAGCGCCGGAAGTGCATCGTCTCGGTCTGCTCACCGCAGCTGATCTTCATCCTTTTGCCGTGTACTGTATAGCGTTTGAGCGCTGGGTCAAGGCAGAAGAGCAAGTTGCCGACAATTTTACGATCGTTACTGAAAAGGGCAACGTCATCCAGAACCCGGTGCTGGGCGTGGCCCGTCGCGCCGCACTCGACATGCTGCGCGCTGCCGCCGAGTTCGGCCTGACGCCGGCTTCCCGCTCCCGCATTGCAGTTAATGAAGAAACTGCCAACGACGAGTACGATGGCCTTATTGCAAATTAGGCGCACGGCCAAGGGCAAGGAGCGTGCCGACAAGGTCATCCGCTTTATCGAGTTGCTCCGCATTCCGTCCGGCAAGGGGCAGGGCGAGCGCTTCAAGCTCGACAAGTGGCAGAAGGACTTCATCCGCGACATCTACGAGCCGCATACTCATGACGGTCATCGGGCGGTGCGACGTGCCATCCTGTCGATGGCGCGCAAGAACGGCAAGTCTACTCTGATTGCCGGGATCGCACTGGCCCACCTCGTCGGACCGGAGGCAATCGTCAACGGTGAGATTTATTCGGCGGCGAACGATCGCGATCAGGCCGGCATCATCTTCAAGCTGGCGCGACAGATCGTTGAGCAGGAGCCGCGCTTCAAGGGGCTGATCGACGTGGTGTCGTCAACCAAGACGATGATCGGGCGACGTACCGCCTCCGTCTATCGCGCCATTTCCGCCGAGGCCGGCACCAAGCACGGTTACCTGCCGTCAGTCGTCATCTACGACGAGCTGGCACAGTCCAAGAACCGCAATTTATACGATGTGCTCGACACCTCGTTCGGTGCGCGTGACGAGCCGTTGTTCATCGCAATCAGCACCCAGTCGAACGATCCCGAGCACATATTGTCGCAATTGATCGATGACGGACTTAGTGGTGCTGACCCTTCTATCGTTTGCCATCTTCATGCTGCTGACGAGGACTGCGAACTAGACGACAAGGAGCAGTGGAAGAAGGCCAACCCCGCTCTCGGCAGCTTCCGCAACTATGAGGACTTGGCAACCGCCATTTCAAAGGCGAAGCGGATGCCGGCGGAAGAGCCGAAAGTAAGGAACCTGTTCCTCAACCAGCGGGTCGCTCCGGTGTCGGTGCTGATCGCGCGGGCCGACTGGGAGGCCTGCGCCGGCAACGTCGAGTTTGCATCGGGTGAGCGACTGTACGCCGGCCTCGACCTGTCAAGCACCAACGATCTGACCGCGCTGGTGCTGGGTTCGGACAAGGACCCGATGCAGGTCAATTCGATCTTCTGGAAGCCGTTGCAGTCGCTGGTCCAGCACTCCAATCGCGACTTTGGTTCCGGCAATCATCGTTACGTGCAATGGAAGGAAGCCGGCTTTATCGAGACGACGCCCGGTCGTTCGATTGATCTGGAAGTGATCGCACGCAAGTTGGCGGAGCTGACCGAGCGCTACAACATCGTGGCCGTCGCCTACGACCGCTGGCGCGTCGATGACCTGCTGCGAGAGTTTGACCGGATCGGGCTGAAGGCCTACAAGGACAATACCGACAAGAAGGACGACTATCGTGGGTTTGAGCACGGCGTCGGACTGCGGCTGGTGCCGTGGGGTCAGGGTTACGTTGACATGGCGCCGGCGATCGATGCCTTGGAGCGGGCGGTGATGGACAAAACCATCGTGCACTCCAACAATCCGGTGCTGAACTGGAACATTTCAAATGCGATCGCGGTGCTTGACCCTGCCGGCAATCGCAAGATCGACAAGCAGAAGGTCAGGTTCCGGGTCGATGGCGCAGTAGCACTGGCAATGATGGCGGGAGTGCGGGCGCGCGACCGTGCCAACGTCGCGGACGTCGAGGCATTGATCGGATGATTAAATGACACGACAGGTAGGCGAAATTGCACGACACGTTGACGAAATGTCACGATACTGGGACGAAACGCCTCGCTGGCGGGGTCGTGCTGGACGAGTGGGTGGTCACTTATCGGATCGAGAATAGACAGTGCGCCGGCCATTGGGGACTCGCTGAGTTTTTTCGTGGCAGCGAGGAAGAGTGCAAGCGGATACGGAGTGCCTTTGCCGGCGGCGAGAGTGATTGCGTTCCCACTACCGGCTGGGAAGTAGTGATCGGGCCGGCGGCAGACTGGGAAGATTTCTTGTCGTCGGCTGACGCGACAGACCTTAATGGGAGGTGAATATGGACATCGGTAGCATTCTAATCGGGCTGCTTTACGTCCTATTGTACTGCGCGGTCATCATTCTGGTGGCGTTTGCGATCCGCTGGGCGGTCGTGTTTGCGGTTGGCAGCATCGATGCCAACATCGACAAGTGGGGTCGCATCGTGGTCGGTCTGTTGTGCGTGATCGTCATCGTCAGCTGGCTGTTGAGCCTGCTGGGGCTTGCTACCTTTCCCTTTCACGCAAGGCTCCGGTAGCAGAATTGAACCGATGCAGGACACGGTCAGACCGGTGCCCGACATCATGAAACCGGAACGACGATGATGGAAGCTGCTGCCAGTGCTTTCGTTATCGGGTTTACTATCGCCTTCTTTGTCATGATGGTCAAAAAATGACGCCTGACCCGATCACTCTGTTTGCGGCGCTGAACCAGAATTTCAAGTTGTTTCGTGGTGAGGACAAGGTCCTGTCGATCGATATGACCGGCTACGACCTCACCACTGCGATTGCATTCGAATGGTGGCTGGCGAAGTCGGTGTTTGCAGACATATCGACCCCCGGTGACGTGCTGATCCAGAAGGCCAAGGATGCCGGCATTACGGTCAGCGATACCAAGCTTGAAATTCCGCTTGACGGTGCCGACACCGTCGATATCAAGCCTGAGCTGTATTACCACGAATTGAAGATCACGCTCGCTGACGGCACCAGCAAGGTTGCAATGGCGGGCAACGTTGTTATAATGATGTCACTCAAAATGGAGGCTACACCGTGACCTTACAGATCATCAATGGCCCGATCATTCAGGCCGGGGAGTCGCTGTCGGAAGGAATTGATTGCACCGGTGGCAATATCGTTCGCTTGACGATGCCGGCAGGCTGGGACAATGCCAACATCACGTTCCAGATTTCAAGCGACGGCAACGGTTACAACGATCTGTACAACACTGACGGTGAGGAAGTGACGCTGTCCGTCGTGACCGGCAGTGCCGTGGTGCTGGGACAGTTCGGTGACTATCTCAAGGCGATTGCATTCCTCAAGATCAGGTCCGGCACGCGCAGCCATCCGGTTGAGCAGAAGGCACAGCGCGATTTTGCAATCGCGATCGAGGTGCCGGCGGCATAGGGAGAAGCAGATGCCAAATCCGTCTGACTACGATAACAAGGACGAGTTTATCTCTGACTGCATCTCGGCGCGACAGGGAGAAAACCCGCAGGAGGAAACCGATCAGTCGGTAGCGGCGTGCAATTCAATCTGGGACAATCGCGACAAGGCAAGCAAGGAGTGCATCCCGGAGGACGACGAGTCCTATCAGGATTTCATGGACCGCTGCACCGGTGAAGGTGAAGATGAGGGTGACTGCGAGATTTACTGGCAGGAGCGGCGCTTGAAAAGTGTCAAGCAGGTGGTGCACAAGACGCATGCCGAAGATGTGCAGGGCATGGAGTTCGTACTGTCGGACGAGACGCCGGACCGGATGGACGACATCATCATGTCGGACGGCTGGGAGCTTGAGCACTTCAGGAAGAACCCGATCGCGCTGTTCAATCACAACTCCAACTTCCCGATCGGAAAGTGGAAGAATGTGCGTGTCGCAGACAAGTCGTTGCGTGGCCATCTCGAGCTGGCGCCGGCGGGCACCAGCGAGCGCATCGATGAAATCCGCAAGCTGATTGAAGCCGGCATTCTGAAAGCAGTCAGCGTCGGTTTCCGTCCGAAGGAGCACACGCAGCTCGACAGCAAGAACCCGTTCAGCGGACTGAGATTTACCAAGCAGGAGCTGGTCGAGACGTCGCTCGTAAGTGTGCCAGCTAATCCGAATGCACTGGCAGTTGCCAAGGCATTGAGAATTTCCCCCGCAACGATCGACGTTGTCTTCGCCAAGCAGGGCGCAAAAGACATCGTCAAGCGCAGCGGGTCCACCGGCAAGCAAGCCGTCATGTCCCGTAGGAAAGGAGTAGCGACCATGTCGCTCTCAAAACGGATCGAGGACGCCGAAACGCGTCTGGCTAAGAAGAAGGAAGATTTGGCGGCGTTGCTTGAGAAGGTCGATGACAGCAATGTTAGCGACGAACAGCTCGAGCAGGTCACCAAGGCAAATGCCGACATTGCTCAGGAGGAGCGCGGATTGTCAGTCCTGCGTGAGTCCGAGAAGCATCTGGCGGCGACGGCGGAAGACCCCAAGCGCTCACTGATCGTGGCGCCTGCGGTGATTGCGCCGAAGAAGACTGGTAACAGCGACTCGCGGCCATTCAGTATGGCTCCGAAGAAGCTGACGCCAATCGACCTGCTGGTGCGGGCGGGGACGGTGCAGCTGTTCTCGCACATCCACAAGAAGCCGATCGATGAAATTCGCCGTGCGATTTACGGCGAGGATGAGGCGACACGGGCGATTGTTGATTGGGCGCAGCGAGCAGCTTCGTCCGTTGCCACGACGACGCAGATCGGCTGGGCAGCGGAGCTGGTGCAGCAGATCGTAGTTGCGTTCATGGATACACTGATGCCGAAGTCAGTGTTCCCGCGACTGTCAACTGCTGGTCTGTCGCTGTCATTCGGGCGCAATGGCAAGATCGTCATTCCGACCCGGTCGCGCACGCCGACCATCGCCGGTTCGTTCGTCGGTGAAGGTCTGCCGATCCCGGTCCGTCAGGGTGCATTCACGTCGCAGACCTTGACGCCGAAGAAGATGGCGGTGATTACGACTTGGACGCGGGAAATCGATGAGCATTCGGTTCCCGCTATCGAGGGTCTGTTGCGCAACGCCATCGGAGAGGACACGGCAATCTCGCTCGACGCCGTTCTGCTCGATGCCAATCCGGCGACCTTGGTCCGTCCGGCTGGCATTCTTAATGGCGTGGCCGGCCTGACTCCGACTGCCGGCGGCGGCTTTACCGCAGCGGTCGGTGACATCAAGGCATTGACTGGTGCATTGCTCACCGGGACTGCGGGCAATATCCGCAATCCGGTGTACTTGATGAACCCGCAGCAACTGGCAAGCCTTGGCCTTATCGCCATGCCGGGTGCCGGGGTGTTCCCGTTCCGTGCCGAAGTGGCGGCAGGCAATCTCGGCGGCTGGTCGATCATCGACTCAGGCACCGTGCCGATGGGGACGGTCATCGCAATGGATGCTGCCGATTTCGTCAGCGTCAGCGGCGATGCTCCTCGCTTCGAATTGAGCGATCAGGCAACGTTGCACATGGAAGACACGGCTCCGACCGATATCACAACGACCGGCACTCCGCCGGTTGCGGCGTTCCCGGTCAAGTCGATGTGGCAGACTGACAGCATCGCGCTGCGGCTGATTATGCCGGTGAACTGGACGATCCGTCGTCCGGGAACCGTCGCGTGGGTGGCGGGCGTTACTTGGTAGGTAACTGAGGGGCACGGTTGTCGTTGCCGTGCTTCCGTGCCCTTCAATTTCTCTTGAACAGGAGTAAAGACGATGGCAGATGTTGATCATGCTGCGCAAGCAAAAGCTGCGCAGGAAGCTGACAAGAAGCGACAGGATGAGGCGCGTAAGAAAGTCAAGGAAGATCGCGATGCCCGTGAAAAGGCATCCAAAGAGTCTTCAGCAAACGTGAAACCAACTCCGACGCAGGAGGAATGTGATCTTGCGGCGAGTGGCGTTCATGTTATTGAGCATGAAGCCGATGGCAGCGAAGAACAGAATGTCGGCGGTGTACAATCCAAGGACTCCAAGCCTGTAGCAGCCCCAAAGGGCGGCTATCAGACAAGAGCTAATCCGACCAGCTGATACCCAAGGGTGTTCCCCAACTTCCCTTCCCGATAGTTGGTTGGGTC